GGATGCCTGGGCGATCTACCGGAAGCCCGCCGGGAAGGCGCTGCGGCTGCTGGAGGACACGCCCGAGACGACGGAATCGCTCCGGATCACGTACACCGCGCTGCACGCCTGCACGGATTCGGCCTGCACGGTTCCGTCCTACGACGAGGAGGCGCTCCAGATCCTGGCGGCGTCGATCTTCTGCGACATGCTGGCGGCCTATTTCGCGCAGACGCAGGACAGCACGATCCAGGCCGACAGCGTGGACCACAAGAGCAAGGCGTCCGAATACGCCGCCCGGGCCCGGGCGTACCGGAAGATGTATTTCGACCACCTGGGCGTCAAGGAGGGCGGGACGCCCGCGGCCAGCGTGACGAAGGACCAGGACGCGGCGGGAAGCTGGGCGGGAGACCACGCGACGCACCCGCGGAGATACCGCTGATTCCGGCGGGAGGAGGCAGGAAAAATGGCGGAAGCCGCCAGGATCGTAGCCGATTTGAAGGGGGTCGAGGAGCTGGCGAGGCGCTACCCCGAGGCCTCGATGACGGCCCGGCAGGGACGCCTCCAGGAGGCGCTCCTGCTGCTGGAGCGGGAGATCAAACGCCTGACGCCCGAAGGAGCGGGGCCGACCCATCTGCGGGACACGATCTTTTCCAAGGTGGAGATGTACGGGGAAAAGGCCTGGGGGATGATCGGCACGCCGGCGGTTTACGGAGAACCGGTCGAATACGGGACGCGGGCGCACTTTCCGCCGGTCAAACCGATCCTCTTCTGGGTGCAACGGAAGCTGGGCCTGTCGGGCAAGGAGGCGCAATCCGCCGCATTCTGCATCGCGCGGGCGATTTCGAAACGCGGGACGAAAGGGGCGAAGATGTTCGGGAAGGGATTTGAAACGAACGAGGCGGCCGTTATGGCGATCCTGAACCGGATCCCCGAGGACATCGTCAAGGCGGTGGGCGCATGAGCCTGGCCGACATCCGAGAGCAGATCAAGGTGGTATTGTCCGGGGTGCCGGGGGTCGGCGTCGTCCATGATCGGGATCGCTTCGCGGCGGACTGGAACAGGTTCCTGAACCTGTTCAAGGACGCCGACGGGCGGATCAACGGCTGCATGTTCTCGCGGGAACGGCGGCAGCGGGTCCAGCAGACGATGGGCGAGACGGAAAAGGCGCACGTGTTCGTCGTCCGGCGGTTCATGGGGCTGAACGACGCCGAGGAGACGGGAATCGTCTTCGACGACCATCTCGACGATCTGGCCGACGCCTTCGACGACGACGAGACGCTCGGCGGGACCTGCCGCACCATCAACCCGGACTGGGGGCCGATGGACGACGCGATCGGCTTGCAGATCGAGATCAGCGAGATCCGGATGGTCGGCACGGTGCTGTGCCACTACGCGGAATGCAGGCTGTGCGTGATCGAGGCCAAGGAAAACTAACGGGGAAAAAGGAGGCAATATGTATCAGCTCAAAAAAGGACAGGAATCATTCACGGTGGTGGAGGGGCCGATGGCGGGCCGGTCGTTTCGGCCCGGTCAGACGTATACCGACATTCCGGCGGCCGAGGCGCGCAGATTCGCCGAAGTCAGGAAATTGGCCGGCCGGGCAGCCGCCGCGGCGCCCCCGGCAAAGGTCGACAGCAAGAAGGAAGACAAAAGCTCCTTCGGAAAAAAGGTGAGGTGAAATCATGACGAGATCCTATATGGCAACCCACGATCTGATCGCCGTGTCGGCGAATGCAAAGGAAACGGCGATCAATACGGAGCAGACGCTCGATACCACGATTCTCGCCGCCCTCGGCGACGTGATCAACCTGGAACATCGGCGCGAGTCGAACGAAAACGAGGCGACCGGCAAGGAAGAGCCGGACACGATTTACGATCTCGGCTCGCTGGCCAACTGGTCGGCAAATTTCGAGAAGGCGCAGCCGCAGCATTTCGCGTTCCTTTTGGCCTACGCCCTGGGAGCGATCGCCACGGAGGCCGCGGGGACCGGCTATGAGCACACGATCACCCCGATCAGCGGAGACCACGACGCCGACCGGTCCGTTCCGTCGTTCACCGCCGCCCAGCGTTACGGCAACAACGTCCTCCGAAGGCGGTTCGCCTCGATGTTCGTTGACGCCGTCGTCGCGAACTTCGCGAAGGACGCCTGGTGCAAGATCACCGGGACGATCAAGGGCACCGGAAAATACACGGACAATATCGCGAAAGAGAACGTC